GCAAAGAGCCGTATTTTAGACCGAATGGGTATTCCGACCCGCTTATTCACTAGGACCAGTGAAATAGATGGCACCATACGCCTTGGTATAATAGATTTTCAAAAACAATTTGAAATAGATGGTAAAAACCTGATTCAGCATATTTGGAATGAAATGTTTAATCCGCTTTTTGCGGCCTTCGAGGGTCAAGAAATGAACGTATATGACGACTCCGCTATCCTTGAGAAACTCAAGGAAACTTACTTTACTGTCACTCCGAAGGGCAATACATCCTATTCCAAAGCGTTGCGCCTGTTTGGCTTTTATCGTCGCCTGACCAATGAGGGGTATCAGTCTGTAAAGGACACTCTTGCTCCTCGCTCATTTTATAACAACCTGACCGAGCTTCTTGCGGCAGGTCTTAGCAAAGCTCAATTGCAGAACCTGCACAGCGAAAAATCCAACAACGTTATTCCGCTGCTGCGGGTCATCAATGTTGATTTTAGCCGCCAGACTCCTGACTGGTACACCACGCCAAAATCTCGGTTTGATAACGTGGTAGCCATGTCGAGGTCTGTAGCATGAGCTCTGAATTCGAGATTTATTACTATCTCGATTTGCTTGATTGCCTAATGAATTTAGGCTGCTTTTTGCTTAGTTATGTCTTAATTGACACTTACAACTCCTTTGTTCAAATGGTGAGGAAATGAATATGTATACAGGTCTGATTGCTCGCGGCGTATTACTGGGATACCGCGCCCATGCTTTTAATTTCCACAACAAAACCACCGGCCAGATAGAGCACCGCGTCGCTCATTTGGTAGGCTTGGAAAAATCCTACCGTGGAAAATTCAACGAGCAGCGGGTTATTACCCAGACCTGCCGCATCCCTGACGAGCTGTTTAAAAACTCAGCCTTTATGCAGGGCATTTCCGACGCCATCGGCTCAATGGTTGAAGTCGGCCTGTCTGGCTATCAAGATGCCGACAAAAATCACTATATCGCAATGGATTCAGGCGTGGTCGTTTGCGGCCAGCGTGAATCGGTTGCTGCGTAATTTCGGAGGTTGAATGGCTGGTTGTTTGCTTGTTCAAGACGGCGCTGTATCCATCACTCAGGACGGAATGGATACTTGCACCGGTTATATTTTGGTAACAGTTACCGAATATAAGCAAGCAATGAACCCGCTTTCAACCTTTGATAAAGACGTCGCTTATGAGGTTTCTGGCTGGATGCTGCTGACATTCATAACTGCTCACTGCGCTGGCCGTCTCATTAAGTGGCTTGGTAAACGTTAATAAAGGACTATCAACATGAAATACTTTATCACTGCTCGCAAGTACGCCTCCAAAGTAGTTTGCAACCCGAAAGCCGCCTGGATGGCGTTCTTCACCGGCTGCGTCGCCTCTCCTGCGTTCGCTGAGGATTTCACCACCCTCATCACCGACGCCCAGACCGATGGCACCGGCAACCAAAAGGCTGTCATCGCCGCCGTCATCGCCATCGCCGTGATTTCCTTCGGCGCCGGTGCCTTCCTGGTGTGGCTGCGTAAGTAACATGTTCGCCGCGCTACTCTGGGCATGCACCGCAAGCCTTGTTTTCGCCCTCGGCTTTATGTCTGGCGTTAACGCGGCTTGATAACACGAGGGGGCGGGGAAACCCGCCTTTTTTTATGAAATGGATATTCGCCCTCCTGCTTTTATTTTCTGTGAATAGCTTTGCGGTTGAATCAACTGCTGCTGGAGAGAAAGATTCTGTTTCTCCCTCTGCTATTTCGGCTTGTTATATTCGCGACCACAATGGTAACTTGATTCACCAAGGCTCTGTGACTGCATCAGGTTGTTACTCTTTGCTGGAGTCATATCGTAATGTCTTTGGCAATGGCTCTTATATGGCCTTTGTATCGTATACCTCTAAACCGGATTTCACTGTTAAATCCAATCCAACCGCATATGCCACATTCAAGCATTCGGCCAGTGCTCAGACTAATGTCTATTCTGTCCAGTTCATAAACGCGTCATTGGCATCGTCAAAAATCTATTTCTGCCCTCCATCTAGCAAGCCGGAATTTACAATTGGGCCTGTCGTTGTTAACGCGGTGAATGTCTGCCAGCGCCCTCCCAAGGTTTGCATGATGGGGGCCATTGTCCGTATCGCGTCTGATGGTAAGGAAACCTGTGTTTCTAATTGTTCTGCTGCTTCTGGTTTAATCAAGACGTCCCAGTTTTATTATCAGGCGGGGCCTGATGTGGGTTCTACAGCTGGACAAGTGCAGTGCTATGGCCAGTGTGCCGTACAGACTTCCGGCTCATTTGCTCAGTTATCCAACGGTGCGTATACGGGTACTTTCGCGTTTACCGGTGCTAACTGCCCTGTGGTGCGTCCTGAGCCTACTGTGGATTCTGAGTCAAACACGGGAGGCAATGGTGATGCGCCTGCTGTGGATGAGTCTACAACTTCTGATGGCACTGAAAGCGCCCTGGGCGAGCTTGGCAGTGCCGCATCCTCTGCAACCAGCACACAGGTTGAGCCTTCCGTTACCGGCCCTGATGGCACCGCCACAACAAAGGACGTGGCGCAGACTATCGCCGACGCCGCCAACGCTCAAATTAAAGCAACCTCAGCTCAAAACGTGGCCTTTGGTAATTTAATGTCCAATATTTCCAGCGACATTCAAAACGCCACAATTAAATCTGGAGTGGGGGGAGGGGGTGCTTCTTCTTCACTGCAAGCGCAAGGGAATAGCAAGCTCGGGGAAATATCAGATAAGCTAGGCGAAATATCCGATAAGCTTGATGATGAAACAGAAGAGCTAACCTTCACCCCACCAAATGCCGCGAATCCATTTTGGGAAAATGTGTTACCTCAATCTTCCTTTGATTCGATTTCCGCTCAAAAGGATTCCGCCATTGAGGAATTTAAAGAGCTCCAGCAAAATTTCAGACAAAGCCTATTCACTTCCGATATTACCGCGTCAGGTGAAAAGCCTACGTTCGACCTTTCATTTAATAGCGCCTCATTTAATGCTGGTTCATTTATATTTGACACCATAAGCACAGCGGGCATTTATTCAATTATCATTTTAATTGCAATGATGACCGCTCTTTATATCATCATGAACAGGAGTAAATAACATGGGCGATTTCTTTAATTTCATATCGCAAGCTGCCAATGATATTCACGCTTTCTTCACTGATGGCGTACCTTATATTGTTAGCCGAACGCTTGCTTATATCGTCGAGTATGCACTTTATCTCAAAATACAATCAGAGATAATGCTTATTAAGGTTGGTTTTGCCGTCGCTGAGCAGATATTAATGGACATTAATATTTCAGCAACTTTGCAGCCGCTTATATCTCAATTGCCGTCAGGTGTTCGCTGGTTTTTATCCATGTCTGGAATGGTTGATGGCATGAATATAGTTTTACATGCCATTGTTGCCCGCTTCACACTTAATTTCTTGGGGTGGTGACATGACCACTATTATCCGTCACGGCCCTAACGGCTCTTATAAATCCTCTGCCGCTGTCTGGTATAACCTTGTTCCAGCATTAAGGCAGGGCAGGATTTGCATTACTAACGTTGAAGGTCTTTATCCTCTTGAGGAGATAGAAAAGAGGCTAGGGGAGAAGTTTCCAGACTCCACACGCCTATTTCGTATTTCCTCTTTGACTGAAAAAGGCCTTCAACTTTGGCGTCGCTTTTTCCACTGGGCACCCTGTGGCGCCCTTATTCTGATGGATGAAATACAAGATATTTATCCAGAAGGCACCATGAAAGAGGCCGCCCTCAATCTACAGCCTATCGAAACTTATCGAAATCATTTACCAGATGGCTTTATTGAGCTCTTTTATGATGTACTCGATAAGTACAGGCCCGAACAATTTGACTCCTCAGATTCTGATGATACTGGTGAATTACTGTTCGATGAAAAAGGGCATATTCGCTACCCCCAAACCTTAAACGGCGCCTTTAAGCGTCACCGCAAATTTAACTGGGATATTATCTGCTGCACCCCGGATATCACCGATGTTTCCAAGATTGTGCGTGGCTGTGCTGAATTAGCTTATGCGCATTCCAACAAGGACAGCTTTGTATTAACTCGCAGGAGGCCAAGAATTTATGAGCATAATCCCAAACAAAATGGCATTCCGTCTGCTCGGGATACCGTATATCGCCAGAAAATTCCTTTGGCTGTTTTCACGCTCTACAAGAGCACACAAACAGGTTCTAACTCAAAATCAGGCTGGTCAAGAGGCCCGTTCAGTTCGCCCGTCTTTATCTTCTATTTGGTCTTATTGTTCGGCTTCGCTTTCTGGGCCATATCAGACCTTTATTTTACCGATAGCGCAGCATCTAAGGTGGATACGGCAGCAAGCCCTCAGACTGCTGTTGTCGTGTCTGGTAAGGCTGCTCCTGGTAATCAGAACACTAGCCGTCCTGTGGCTGCTGCTGTTCATAACGCGCAGCCTGTTAGCCAAGCTGTTTTTGTGAATCCGTATGGTGCGATTGAAGTCTTTATGACTGGCTATTCTCTTGACCGTGCAGGCAATGGCGTCATCCTGTTATCTCTTACAACCAAGGATGGCGAGTACCACACCAATAACGATGAGCTTCTTTCCATGGGCTATGCCGTCC